TCTGTTCCACTTGTAACACCGTTATTTACCATCTTCATATAGATACTTAATGTGCTCTCGTGTGCTGCCGTCCATATCAAAAAGTTTCCAATATAATCCATCAGTTGTGTTTCTTCTGGCGTAAGTGGTGTTCCGTTTGTAATACTATCACATAGTGAATTGTATTGTAAGTCCCCCAATATTTGTTGAACTTGTGTTTGTGCGTAAAAAATATTAGGACGAAGAGTATGTGCGTCAAGATTTGGAGAGATACTCGTGAGAGAGGTAAGTTTATCCATACTCACCATTAATACATAATTACTCATATTTTATATTGTTTCTATTTCTTCTTCACCCAAATACGCAGAACATTCTTCTTCTGTTAAACCATATCCTGATTTTAACATCTGTTTTGCCATTTCTCGTGTTATTTTATTTTTGGAATATTCCCTAATAATTCTCATAAGGTTTTGATATTCTCTACCACTTAACTTTTTAAGATTATCATTTACAGACATTTCTGTCTCACTACCAGGTTGTGGTAATGTTGATGTAACCTCTCCCGCTTTTGGTGCCACACCAATTTCACTACCTGTATCTTCAATATCCAAAATAGGGTTTTGTTCTAATACTAATTTAACTTTAACCTTTGTCTTAATAAATATCATTCTTTCTAACTCACCCAAAATTAATCTTTGAACTGGCTTACAAGATGTATTGATAAAGTGATTATAAGATACTAAAATCTCATCTTTGTTGCTACCTAATCCTGTTGCTCCTGCTTCTCTAATTCCTAAAAGTAATGGAGATGTAATTTGATGTGCTGTTATAATATTTTGTGTAACCTGTGATGTTATATTCTCATATAGTCCATCTGTTGTTGATGGTGTAATAACATCTACCTGTGGTTTCTGTTCGCTGCTTTCAATAAAGTTTAAGAAGAACTTTTGTCCGTTTGTTCCACCATAGATATTTTTTAACTTATCCATTATATCTTGTCTCTCCGTTGCTGGTGGTATTTCTCCTACCAAACTTAAAGCCATAGATGGTGTTAAATTACTTTGTATAGATGATAGATGATGATTAACAACCTCTACCGCTAATTGTAATGATGGGACTGCTGATATATACGATGGGTAACCATAGTAAAATTGTCCGTTTGGTTCATAATCTTTGTAGTAATAGTATTGTCTTGCGTCTGTTGTATTTTCCATATTGAACGCAGCAACTCTAATTGGTTTATATCTATTGTCTCTATACCTATCCCAATTCTCACTAAAATAAAAATCTCTTACAATATCATCTTCACCCGCTTTACCACTTCTCCACTTGTCTACTGGTGTATGATAAAAGTGTGCTATACCACCATCGTTTGAACGAATTACTTGTAGACCAAATGAACCTAACACCACATAATCTTTTACCAATTTCTTATACAAAGAATATATATCCTCTGTTGGATTAGCAAACATAATCAATTCCTGATGTGATGGGTCTTCTGTTGTTAATTCCTTTCCTTGTATCCCGTATATCTTTGATTGAAGACACGCTCTGTGAACTGGCACATTTTGAAAAAATACTTGAAATGAACTATATAAATTATTTGTCTCACCGTATTTTACATAGGGTTCGTTACGCAAAATCTCCACATATTGTGGTAGTCGTGCCGCTCCATCAAATTGGAACGCTTCTAATGTTACTTTATTAGTTTTACTCATATACTTAAATATATCTAATTAGTCGTTTATCGTCAATCTTTCACCAATTATATTCAATTTGTTTTGATTTTGGTTCAATATATATCCATTACGCAGGGTTTATGATTTGATAAGCAACTGTGTCTGTGTCACCATTATGGTTTGATGTTATTGTAAATGTTCCACTACCTTTTGAACTAACCGCAACATATCCATTAGGGTGAACCAAAGTTTGTTTGGTTAAGAATATCATACTACCTGTTGTTACTAAACTATTTGATACAGTTATAGTTCCAGGGTTTCCACCATCTAACGCTACCGTTCCCATCGTTTTATTAGAACCTGACGCAAACTTAACATCACCTATTGCTGATAATGAACCACTAATATAAACTCTTGTTTGTGTATCATCACTATTAGCAAATACATAGTTGCCTAATGTTACTGAACCTGTGCCTGCGTTAAATCCTATAAAACTACCTGAACCTGCTGGAACTGAACTTGATATAAACATACCATTAGGAGGGTTACTACCATAACCTAAATTACCAACATACAATCCGTATCTCTTTCCACCAGTTGCTGCTTGTTTAATAATCCTCATACCCGCTGAATTAGGGTTTTGAGTTAATGTTCCTGCGTCACTATCTAAACCAATAGTGCTATCATAACCTCCAAATCCACCTGCTATTCCTACATTTGTTTGTCCCCCTGATTGTCCTACTACATATAAATTACCTTTTTCAACATATACGCTTCCTTGTTTAACATATATAGTATTACCACCTGGTCCTGAACCTGAAATTATTAATGAACCTGTAATATTTTGCTGCGATGAACCACCTAATGAACCTGTTGTGATTAAACCATTTCTATCACTACCACCAATTGCTACACCGTTAAGAGTTATTGAACCTGTTACATTTAATGAACCTGTTATATTTGCTCCATCAGTTACTTTTAATGAACTACTAATTGTTAATGGGGCACTACCACTCTTAAACATTATAGGGTCATTACTATTTGGTAATTGTAAGTTAAAATAATTTTGTGCTTCATCAACACCTTGTAAAGAACCTAATATTAAGTTATTAGAACCTGTTGTATAACTTGTTGACTTTGCTAAAATTATGTTGTTAGAACCTGATTTAATACTGATATTATTAATACCTAACATTAAGTTAAATGAACCTGACCTAAAATTATTAAAGTTACCACCCATCGTGTAGATATTTTCACTACCAGAAACTATCCCAAATTGTGTATCAACCTGGTCCATATTTGATTGACCTAAAAAGAAACCTACTTTTCTTGTTTCGTTAAAGAATAATTGTGGTTGATTGTTTAAGGTGGCTATTCTAATTGAATTATTAAAGTCCCCCATTTTCATAGAACCTGACCTAATAACAAAAGTTTTACCAGGGTCACCAGGAAAATTACCTTCTATATCTACCGAACCTGTAATTGATTGTGAACCATTAACTATTAAACTACCTGTTATTGATTGACTACCACCTAATGAACCTGTGGTGATTAAACCATTTCTATCACTACCACCAACAGGAACACCATTAACACTTAATGAACCTGATATATTTGTTTGTGCGTTAATCTGTAATGTTTGGTTTGCTGTGGTAGTATCAAACTTACCATACATTAACGACTTATTCTGTTCGGCGTTTAATGAACCATAATTATCATTACCAACATAAAATCCATTTGAACCTGTTGAGTAATAACCTGCTCCATAACCAATTGCCACATTACCTGAACCATTAATATTTTCCTGTAACGCTTGTGCTCCAATAATTGTATTGGTTGAACCCGCTAAATTATTAACACCACTATTCCAACCAATTGCTGTATTTTTTCCTCCTGTTGTATTTGATTGAAAAGAGGATTGACCTATTGCGACATTATTTTCTCCTGTTGTATTTGCGGACAAGGCGGCACCACCTACTGCTAAATTAAATGAACTTACACTATTTTGTAAAGCACTATTACCTACTGCTACATTATTTGAACCACTTACATTTGTTCCCAAAGCACCACCACCAATTCCTAAATTATAACCACCTGTGGTATTAAAAAATAATGTATTTTTTCCAATTGCTGTATTTTGCTCACCTGTTGTATTATTATATAAAGAGGCGTCACCAATAGCGTTGTTATATTGTCCTGTTGTATTATTTTTTAAGGCGTCTGTTCCAATTGCTAAATTAAATCCTGCTACATTATTCTGTAATGTATTTGCTCCAATTGCTGTGTTATTTGAACCTGATATATTATTTAATAGTGCCTGGTTTCCAATACCAACATTATTTTGTCCTGTCGTCATATTAGATAAAGCGGCACCACCTACTGCTAAATTACCACCACCTGTTGTTGCTGAACTTAAAGCGTTATTACCTAAACCTGTATTACTATTTGCTGATGTAATACTCGCTAACGCAAACTCACCATAAGCCAAATTATTACCTGATGGGTTTTTACCTCTCGCAAATAATGAACCACTACTAATTTGTAAAGAACCATATATTGTTTGTGTTGGATATGTTGTTGCTGAACCTGTTGTGATTAAACCATTTCTATCACTAGCACCAATAGGAACACCATTTAATACTATTGAACCTGAAACATTAACTGAACCTGTTATATTTGCTGCTGCGTTATTATTATTAAAAGCACCAATAACTAATGATGGTGGGTGACCTGCGTTAGATGAAGCAGCAATTTTAACTGAACCTGAAAGTATTGTTTCATTAACACCACCAGCAGTTGATACCTCAATTGCGTTTTTTCTATCACCTGTTCCTGTTCCATTACCTACTACAAATACTGTGCTACCTGTAATTGGTTTATTAAACTGACCGAACACAGCCAAACCACTAATATTTGTTTGTGGATTTACAGAAAGGTTGTTACCGTATATGATTGAACTAAACATATTTGTATCACTACCTGTTGCGTTCATATTAACAACATTACCAATACCACCTAATATGTTTGTAGAAAAACTCCTCGCGACATTTGTTGATGGGTTACCACCAAATTGAATATGGTTATTAAATCCACCAATTATATTTTGTTGAACTTGTCCTTCATTATTAAATGAACTTGTGCTAAAAAAAGAACTTGAATTAAAATAAGAACTTGTAACAAATGTGTTTGTTCCAAATATTGTATTATTAGTTAATCTTATTGATGAACTAATTGCGTTTAATGTTATACTACCACCAATATTGTTGTTTGTTATAGTTGTATTACTACCCGTAAGTGGTTGTGAGTTTTGATTTAATGTAATAATATTAGTATTAATATTACTATTATAATTTACTGAACCAGATTGTGAGTTTAATGTTACTTGACTGTATATTAAATTATTACTTATACCTGGTGTAAATACTGAACTTGTTGTAAAGTTCATATTTAATAGACCGTTTATTTGGTTAAAATTAAGACCTGGTCTTATTAATGAACCTGTGTTTAATGTTGGTATATTAGTAACGATATTTTGGTTGCCTATATAACCATAATTTCCTGGGTTTCCAAATCTATTTCCATTAAATAAAATATTATTTGAACCTGATATTACAACTGAACCTGAAAAGTTTGAGGCCAACGCCGAACCAAATACAATATTTACTGAACCTGTCGGATTTGAACCTGTTATATTAAATTGATTTGACCCACTCCTATTTGCTTCGGTTTGTATTTTAATTATATTACCATTAACTGAATTACCAATTAATGAACCTGATATAATTGTATTACCTAATATTAAACTACCTGTAATTTCTTGTGTGTCTGTTATTGAACCTGTTGTGATTAAACCATCTCTATTAACACTACCAGTAACCACAGCAACACCATTAACCAATAACTCACCCTGAACTTTAACTGAACCTGATAGTGTCTGTATATCACTTAATTCGTCTCCTAATTGATTTGAACCTGATGAATATATAATTGACGCTGTTTCAAATATCGTTTCAAGATAATTGAATGACGCGGAGTTTGCTGTAATTGTTCCTGTTACATCTAATGAACCTGATATTGTTTGGTTTCCTATAAATGTATTTGAACCTGTTGTTGCGAATGAACCTGTCTCAATAGACACAGGTTGTCCGTTCACTAAAAACGAACCTGATATATTAACCGTTGTGTTTGATACTTGAATAGGTATGTTATTACCCAAACCATCTTGTAATGATTGTGTTGTTGCGGTTACACCTGTTGTGCTGTCCGCCAACTTTATTAAACCTTGATAGGTCTGTGATATATTATTACCGAA